AACAGCAGGAACGCCTTGATCATAAACGATGCCACAGCGCCGCCTCCTTTATCCAGAACGGGATGGCGATCACGACGACAACTGCCGTGAACAGCATCGCCATAAATGAATCGAGGATCACGAGGAGGGGAGATTGCTCCCCTCCCCATGAATACCCCAAGAACCTGTCAAGGTCGCCCTTCATTAGGTCTCGTATGTGACGTATACACCAACGTCAGCGTCCACAACATCAACGTAGACTTCGTTCGTGAACGAAATACCTTTCGGAAACACAAGATGTTTCGAGTCGGCTGCAGTGCCAACCTTTACATCGAGTTTCGCATTTCCGCTTGTCGCGGATTTCGCGGCATTGGTATCGTAGAATGCCACCCAGTCACCAGCACCTGTACCCGTTACCGTAATGGTCGCTAACTTCGCACCGGTGGAAATCAGCGCGCCATCAGCGGCGACACCGTGTACCATCTGCGCGTCACTGGCGTTGTTGTTTTGGTTGATCAATACGGCACCGTTGGAATCGACTTCCGCGAGATACCCGCCGTCCAGGTCCGCAAGGACGCCATATCCCTGGAACCCGGTACGGGCTGCGCTCTTCATGTTCACGTCATCTGTGGAGCTTACGGCTGCGTACAGGCTAAGCGCGATCAGCACCACGGCCAAAGTGTACGCTCCGATGTTAATGATTTTCGATTTCATGTTTCAAACCTCCTTGATTATGTTTGCAGGGTTACGAGATGGTCGCGGCTCCGGGAGGCGCGGAACAACTCATCATCACGCAGTAGTTCTTCACGCTGTCGTCGGACTCGAACAGAGCCTTGTCACCGAAGATCGTCTTGATCCCGATGCCCTGCTCCATGCCGTAGTCTTCGGTCTGCGTGATTTCCTTTGCGTACAAAGAATGCGCCCGCATCGCGGTACGCGCTCCGAACGCGATCTGCCTGGACTCGAACTTCCCATAAGCAACAAAATCACCCGTAGTGTATTCCGCCGCTGTACTCGTGGAACCTCCATAGGTCTGAGCACGGGAACACCCGGTGAACGAATATTTCGTCTTCCCGGTATAAGTGACGTATTCGACCGCACCGGTGGAGTTTTTGAGGATACACAACGTCCCGGTACTCGGGAAGTTCTGCGTATAGTCCTTGTTGTTGTTCGCTCCGACAGTGATCGTGCTGACGCCTGTGGTATGAGAGCCGTAAATTTTCGCGCTCGGGCGAAGATATGACCCCTGCATTCCGCGAATTGCCCTTCGGGGATAAATGATCATCCCGCCGATCATGCCGATCGCGCCGGGGAACAGAGGATTATTTTTCCCGCGAATATTCGCCTCAGCGTTGGTTTCGTACCACCTGGCGTCGCCTTTAAGCCGATAGATGTCGAAACTGTCCAGGGCCACACCGTAAACAGGATAATCGTTCCCGAATCCGTCGCCCGAGACTCGCAGGGGTTCCGCGCCCATCGTTTCCAGGGTAAGCTGAAGACGCTCAATTTCCGTCACGCCGAACGTGCAGTCGGAATTGAGGTAGGTGCGGTCTGCGGCGTCGTTCGCGAACAGCGTGGTTTCGGACGAATAGTCCGTGTTGATCAACTGGTAGTCCATGTGGTAGTCTTTGTATCTGGCCATCCAGTCAGCGAGCATGTGTCCCGCGTGTTTGTACATCTTGAACAGGGAAAGATGCTCACCCCATTCGTTATACGCCACCGCATGTCTGAATAGTCCGGTCTCGACGTAAAAGTTCCCGACGGTCGCCTTTTCCTCGTTGGCGGCCAGGGTGCTTTCGTTCGTGGTCGCCGACCCGTAAAGCTGCCCGACAGTAATGAACGTTATTTTCTGACCTGCTTTCTTGATGCGGGTGTCATCCTTTCGGATAATCGCCGTATCTCCGTATTCGTCGCCTTCGTGTTTCGACCAGAACTGTTTTGCCTGGGCATCGAAATACACTGCGTCGTCCCACCACTCCGGTTTCCCGTCAGAAAAATCCGAAGCGGTCATTGTGTTCAAAGTAGTCATGTTTCATACCCTCCGACCGGATCAGGGCGTCAGTCCTCGACCTGAAAACGTTTGCGTTTCTCGCGTAAAACGTTCACCGCTTCGTTTCCAGTTGCCTCAGCACTGCTTGTTTTGCCTTCCGACCCGATGCTTGTAATATATGTTTTGTCTTTAGGTTTCGGTTTCGGTTTCTCGGAAGAAGGTTTTGACGGCTTCCCGCCCTCGCCAGGCTTGACGCCAAGCTCAGAGGCGGCAATCTTAACCGCAAGGTATGGTCCATTCGGATTCGCACCCAATCCGTATTCCTTGAGAACCTCCGCAGCTTTCGTGTTCAATTCCGAGCCTTCCTGGTCTGCGCCGGGAAATTCCTTTCCGGCGACTTCCAATGAATTGTTCCAGGAATCCATGAACAGCTTTTGTGCCTCGGTAGTTTCTGCTTCGGCTGGTTTGGTCTGCTGGTTTTCCGATTTTCTTGCCTTGCGGTCCTGCTGTCGTTTTTCCCACTCCGCATGTTCGCGTTCGTGCTTGTCGATCGCTTTCTGGTATGCACGTTCCTTCTGAAAACGCTCCTTTGCCGGCAGAAGATCGAGTTCGTCCCAGTCGGGTTCCTCGACATCAAGTTTCGGCTCCGGGTCGTCCTGCGAACCTTCGAGACTTGAGAAGTCCCAATCAATTGGGTTTCCGTTCTCGTCACGCTTCAGGAACTGTTCGTATGGCTTCAGAAGACCTTGAAGTCGCTCCTGATTCTGTTTGAGCCGGTTCAACTCCGTGCGGGTCTCCTGAATGTACCTGTCCTTGTCGCGGATCTGCTTGTCGCGGGAATCGCCTGTCGGTTCTTCTTCCTCGTGTGTTTTGCCGTCATCCTTGGGGTCATCCTCATCGGCTCCCTTGTCAGCCGGCTTCGTTTCGTCATCTGGCCTCGGGTCGTCCTTCTGCGTCTTTTTTGAAGGCTCCTTGACCTCAGACTTGGAAATACGATTGTGCTCGTCAGTCACGTCCGTCGCGGAGTCATACCGCCCTCTGGAGGCGCGAAGCTTTTCGATGTCATTCGGCTTTTCAGGCGTGGTTTCATTCACATCGTTTTCCGGGTTGATGATTGTGGTCTCGGCCATTGTAGTGGCTCCTTTCGCACCGCTCCGTTTCCGGGTGGTCGGCGTCTATTAATGGTTACGGCTCCCTTTCGGGGTGATCCGATGTTACGTCCTGAATCGTCCTCTGTCTTTCTGCTCCGGCTGGCGCTCGCCTCGGAGCAATTCAATATTCTTAAACACCTGCTGCAGCATTTTTTCAGCGCGGTCTCCTTCTTCGATCCGGGCATCGATCAGCCTCGAAAACTTGCGGGCCGCATTCCACTCGTAACGGGAGCGGATGCAGTCAAGATTATCTTCCAGAGACCTCTCAGTTTTTACCACCAGGTCTCTGATCAGCTTCTCGTAATAGATGAACTCAGGATATTCCATGAGCTTCTTGAGTCCGTTCCGCATCATAACATCATCTTCGAGGCGGTCCTGCAACTTCAGCAGATCTTCTATCTGATCATTAGTTCGCGTATCGCTCATTCCATGCCACCTGCCATTGGCGTAAATTCGTCTTCATCAGGTACAGGGCGCTCACCAGCGGCGGCCTCCATAGCCCCAACATTACGGTTCAGTTCCTGATCAAGTTCCTGCTGTTCTCGTGCGGCCTGCTGTTCCTGGAAAATCTCCTGCATCGCCTGTTTCTGCATATTTAGCATATACTGCTGGTACTCCTCGACGGTTGGAATCGATTTGTTTACGTCAACATCACCCATCGCAATCAAAACCTCCTTGATGAGGTTCCTGCGATAATGGGGATGATTCATGACCATATCTTCTTGTGATAGAAGCTTGTATTTATCCAATACCTTGATGAGCCGGATGCGCTTGTCGTCGTGCGTAGCCCTGACCGTCACGTTCAGGTCGTGGTCAAGCGCAATAAGGTTCTCCATCTCCAGGCCACCGGCTTTCGCACCCATGACCCGCGTTACGAATTCCTTGATTTTCGGGTCGTCTCTGGCATCTTTGGTGAGCATCTGCTTCCATATTCGGTATCGCTGGTAGAAAATCTTTCGTATGGACTCGGCCATGTTCTTTTTGTACATATCGCGAGATTTCGCGCCTTCCTCCAGCAACCTAATGAGCCCACCAAGAGTTTGGTCGGATTTCGTCTCCATACCAACCGCAGGATTCGGCAGACCGAAACGCGCCTGAATACGCTCGATCAACTGTTGTTCTTCATGGTAACTGTCAGAATCGTAAGTTGTGACTTTCTCCGTGCGAATAGCATCCTCGCCAATATCCTCAAGCTCATCCCATACCGAGTTTCCATCGTTGTGAATCGCCCGGTTGAATCCGATGTTTCGCCTGACGTATCGGGTTGGCCTCGCGAATCTCTCCCTGGTAATCGCACGCTCGTTTCTCAGGTGATCGACGTAGCCTTTATCATCGAAATTCATCTCGGCGACACCGATGTTTTCGACGCTTTTCTCGATGTCGAATTTGATCTTGCCGGCGACAATCGGGCACATACCGTGATCGTAGGGGAAGCGTTCCCAGCCCAGGATCTGTTTGGATTTCGGGTGGCATAGCACCACGACGTGTTCCTCGAGGCCGTCGTTGTCAACATCGTATTTCCCGAATACCAGACACAGCTTCAACTTCTTCGTGCGGTATTCGGTCTGTGACCAATTCAGCGTTTGCTTTTTGACCTCGGACTCGTCAACCGCGGTCTCTTTGAACTGGTTCACATGGTCTTTTAGGTATGCTTTCGAGACCTTTTTGAGCAGGGTTTTCTGGTCCTCGTCGCCGGTCTTGAGCATCGTCATGATCTCGTTCGCCGTCTTGTGCAGTTCCAGGCCGACGTACCCGGTCTCAAACGCATCATCGAGGCTCTCGGCATCAGGAGACCAGAACACGCGCTTGCTGTGGACGCAGATGGTTCTCGGGCCGTACCGTTTCCATCGCCAGGTTTTTTCGGTCGTGGTTGACCGCATGACATTCGGGAGGCGCATCAGGATCTCGTCAGCCTGCGGGGAAACTGGAATGGGCTGTTCGCCCTCAACGCTGACCGGCATCAGGTTCTCATCAATCCCGGTGACGGGTACATCCGTCCCGTCCTCGCCAACCACGGAATATGAGTCGTACTCGATCTCGTGCCGCTCTTTGACCTTCTCCGCGAAAGTATACGCAAAGCTCGTCCCGAGACCAACCGCTTTGTAAACGTAACGATAAAGCTCCTCCCTAATTTCGTCGTTAGCGTTCGCATCCCAAGCCATCAGCGTCCTGCCTGATGCCTCGATTTGCTCTTTCTGCTCGTCGTCAGCACCGACAGCCTCGACGTCGATTGGCTCGTTGTAGTCAAAAAGGTCTTGCACCAGGCGAGGCGAAATAGAATCGGCCATCGTCATGGTGACGTCCGATGAAAAATTCGGGGCGCCATCGTAGGGATCAGTTCGTTGGTATCTGAGCATCCTCAGATCCATCCCCCATTTGTCCAGCTTGTCGTGGAAGGTATCGTGAACGTGCTTTATTCCGTCCTCGGCACACTGGACGAAATAATCGCCCATTTCATCCTCACTGAACTTGCGCTGAAAAATGCTTTCCTGACTGTTATCTGGATTTCCCATTTGTCACCGACTATGCCGTTTACGGTCCGCGTTTACGGCCTTTTTACCATCTCGGCTCCGCCTACAACTCATCGATCCGATAATTTCGTCCTGAGCGCGTTTCCAGTCAGGGACGTCACCACCAGGGGGGATTTTTCTAGGTTTTGGCCGGCTCATCTTTTTCATGCGATGCTCCTCTCCCTGGGTCGGAATCGTCCGACCTTCTGGGCGTGTGATGGTTCTCGTTCTTTGTATCCGTCGATATGTTTCGTCGCGTTGAAGTCAAAACTCGGGAACCGCCTGGTCTGCGTGAACCCCATCATGAGGGCTGCCGCGCAGTCGGGACTCGGGATCTTCTGCTTGCGATACCATTCCTTGTCAAGGATAATTCGCTGTCCGGTAGACCTGTGGGTGAATCGGATCGCTGTCAAATCGTCCATTTGCTCTTGGCCCTCGTCGCCATCCTCATCCGGGATCAGGTCAACGAATCCCTTGTCCATCTCGTCGCGAAGATATGCGTAATCCTCATCTCGGTTGTATAAATATGAATCTGATTTAATCCGCCTAACCTTGTAGGGCACAATGATCGTTTTGCCGGGCCCGCTCGACATCTGCTCCGAAACGCGCCAGTACACGCCATCGCCGTTGCCCTGGGAGTCCAGCACGAAAACCGATGGCCGGAACAGCCGCAAATACTCCATTGACAGTCCAGACAATTCCATGAGGTTTTTTTGGCGGTAGATTTTGAGCAGGGTCTGTTTCCATCCTCCACGCGCCCGCTGTAGCAATCCAAAAACAGCCCTGTCGGGGTTCTCTCCATAGCTTGCCACGTCCAGGTACAGCACAGAGGGGCCGTCATCGAGGAGCGCTAGGTCCAGGTCATACGACCGCCGAAGCACTTGGTACGGGTACAAGAGATCGCCCGTGTCGTCGTCCTCATGGCTGTTCAGGACCATGCGCCTGTAGTGCGCCGGCGCACGGTCTTTCCGGGCCTCCTGGTCTCGTATGAACGCCTCAGGCAGATTCTCGGCGTTGTCGAAGGTCGTTGCCTGCCATACCCGAAAATCCTCACTCGGAGGGAATTTGATCCAGTTTTTCCATACCCAATTGTGACCGCATGCATTGGCGATGACCCAGCCGGATGCATATGGTACCTGACGCCGGAGCCGATCGCACAAAAACTCAAACTGTGTCGAGTCCGGGAACTCCTCGCCCTGTTCCATATAGAACCATCCAAGATTTATGTTTTTTAACGTATCCACTTCGGACCCGTGGCGAAACATGATAACCGAGCCGTTTGGTAGCTCGACCTGTTTTTTGCTCTCGTTGATGCGGTACTGCGGGAAATAGCTGCGAAAATCCTGCATGGTCGAATCTCGGAGGTCGGTGTAGTCCATCCTGACGATGCACCCAAGATTTCGTGGATATATCTCCGATAGTCGCACGCCGCGTATGATGCCGCACATAGTTTTCCCTGTCCCGATGCCTGCGACAAGCGCCGGATACCTGACGATCGAGTCCAAAAACTCGATCTGATATGGCCGAAGCGTTTTAATCCTGTCGTCAAGCACCGTCATCATCCCGGTTGTCATCGACACCATCCCCTGTCCCAAGAAGCGCACCCTGTGGCGGACCCTGTGGCGGACCCTCCACGGTACTCCCACCGGCCTGCCTGGGGTAACTGTCCGACATCAATCCCTGTGGCTGGTAGCCGTTGATCTGTATCACCAGGGGCCGTGTAGCCTCACCGCCGACATGCTCAGAGCGCAACGAAAACTCGTCACGGTTGACGCGCTCAAGATATTTTAAAGCCAGGTCGATATTTTCCGTCCCGTTTTTCGCCGCGCGTTTGAGCGCTTTGTCTAAAGCGATTTTGGCGTTGATGCTGGGCGTCCCGCGTAGCTGGGCGATGCGGTCGTGGAATGGATGCCCCCTGGGATAGCGCTTCCAAAATGCGCTGCTCGATATACCTGCGATTTTACAGGCCTCTGTGATGTTGCAGTTCATCGAGAATGCGTAACTCAAGCTTAGCTTTATCGGATCGACCGTTTTAACTTTTCTGACCTTAGGCATGGTGCATACAGAATACAGCTATTTTTTTTACATGTTCCGAAAACTCCGTTTTTTGACCCATTCTAGTCACGCCTATCACCAAACATCATCAGGCCCGAAGTAATCCCCGGTTTCCGGCTCAATCCACCGCCCTCACCCCACTTCCAGTATGCACATAGCATATACGATATACGCCCCTCTCGTTGCCATTCCTACCATGTAACTCGTTATCGTCAATTTACGCAGGTATTTATGTTGCAACCGCAGACATTTACGTAGATTTGGGACCACAGGAATATTTTTACACGGCGTCGTAATAGACTGTATTGCAACGCGTTGCATAAATCACAGTTGCTTGTGTGTTATACTGGAGACAGAAGCAAAAAAAATAAAAAAGGAGGGAGAAAAGATGAGCGCAAAATCCATGAGAGACGCCCTATGGTGCATTGCCAACATGCAAGTCACTACGGAAACCGATACATCCGAGGTTCTGGCATTGTGCATGTCCATCGCTCGAATAGAACTGGAAAAATTTTCAGCGGAAGGTGATCAGGAACCGGGAAACAACGTGTAACCCTTTCCCCGCAGGGTTGGACTCCCTGCGGCACCTAGACCGGCGGCGCGCCGGGGGAGTGGAAAACCAAAAACGAAATGGAGGAAAAAAGAAAATGAAAATCGGTGATAAACGTTATGGCGTTGACGGGAAAAAAATCCGAACGGGGATCGTTGTGGAGGTTCCCGGGTTTGGGCTAGGTGTAGATTGGGGTTGGGACCATTTCTCTGGTAGGCCTGCAATAAATTTGAATCTTGGCTATGCAGATATAAAACAGGCCGAAATTGAGCTAGAACGTCAAAATAGGGAATTTGATGTTTGGCGAAAAAAACGAAATATTGAATTAAAAAACAGGGAAATTAAACGCAAAAAACTCGAAACAAAACAAAAAAAATGCCTCCACAAAAATACCTACTGGGGCAAAACACACGAGGATATTGAAGCCGATCGATACATCGGCGGTATAAACGAAACGCTGTTCTGTGCGTATTGCGGTATGTGTTTGGACGTGGAAGCGCGGGAGGTCATGGCATGGGAAATGTAATGGACTCAAAAAAAATGAAGGTGTTTTAAAAAAATGGAGATTTATATTTTTAAAACGAAAAACGGGTTTTTTAAAAAATTTCGTTTTCAACATCGATGCGCTTATCGAGACCAGGGACGCCGAGTGGATCGCGTGTGCGGCGCGTCAGCTTCCCGTTAGCTGTACTGGAGGCAATATGCCGACAATGCTCGGGAAAGAATATTTCACGATGTGGGAATGCACGAAGTGCGGAGCGGTTCATCGTGAACAAGGCCGCCATAAGTTCACACTGGCCGTTGAAATTCCACCGATGGAGGATGGTGGATGCGGTTACTCTTGTCCGTTTTTGCACAGTGATGACGACGGAGAATACTGTTGCGAGGGTCACGGTTTAGATGTTGGCGACGGAGTGAAAATTAAACCTGGGCCAGGGTGCCCGAGATGGACGGAGGGACCATGCAAACAATCAAATTCTGGTTCTATTACATATTGGCAAGAATGCGCGGAATCGGACGAACATACAATTATATGCCGAAGGGGTCAGGTGTGAGTTGTG